GCTATACTTCTACCCCGTACCAGATCAGGACTGGACACTGATACAGGACTATAAGATCTGGCCATCACTAAACTTCTCGGATGGAGCTGGAGGTGAACTCCCATCGGACTTGGACTTCAAAGACGATATGCTAATCGCACTCGCTACCCACAATGCTTTTCAGTCCCTTGGACAGCGAGAGGATGCAACGCAGTGGTTTGCTATCTACAGCGATATGTTGCAGGCTGCAATCAACGAAGAGATGGACAAGCCGGATACTGCTATCGTCAACAGGGGAATTTCGGAGAGGGATAGTGGAGTTGTCGTAGATCCTGTGAAGGATCCGTTCGTTAGAAGGACTATATAGTGGCGACATTCACGGTAACCTGGAACGCTGCATACGAAGCAGATCCAGCCGACACGGATCTTGCTAACCTCCTCGGAGATGACATCCGTGATTTGAAGCGGGACATAGCGGAGCGGGAGAAGATTGATCACTCCTGGGCGGGTGACGGAGATGACGGGAAGCATAAGGTCATTCAGCTGATTATACAGTCTGACCCTGGCCTGGATGCACTCAATGGTGGACTGTATACCAAGGCGGCCAACACTGTCACACAGATGTTCTATAAGGACAGTGCTGGTGTCGTCAAGCAGATATCTCCTCTGTTCCGGTCAGGTACAGCTACACCAGTTGCGAGTGAGGATGGTGACTTCGTTGGGCAGCGATTCTTCGACACGGTAAACATAGGTTGGTACACCTGTACGGCTGCAGGGTCTCCGGGGACGTGGGCTGCGGATATTGAGCCGAAGACCCTACGGCTCCTGAACGATACTACAGTTCCTGCCGGTTGGCTGCTGTGCGATGGTACGGCAAGTACACCGGACCTGCGTGGGAGGTTCATAGTTGGATTCAGCGCAGCGGATGTTGACTACGATGCGCTCGGGGTCAACGATGACTTCGGGGAGAAGAAACATACACTCTCGATTGCCGAGATGCCTTCGCATAAGCATGACATATTAGCGACGTTCTTCCCTGGGGACTCGGCAAACTTCGATCACGGTGCCGCCGCTCCTCAGGCGGCTGATCAGCCATCTCTAAATACTGGTGGTGGCGGGGATCACGAGAACCGTCCTCCCTACTCCGCTCAGATGTGGATAATCAAGAAGCCCGTATGATACAGCCACCGCATCTACCATTGATGTCTCTGCCAATCAAGTTCGCGGATGCCCCGAATGAGATAGAGGAGATACAGTCAGCTCTACGGGAGATTGAGCGGATATACAATCTACTCATACTGGAGCTGGAGACTATGGTGAATCGAATGAGAGAGGACGAGAAGACCCGTGCCGCCTAGGACAATATCAGAAGACCAGCTAGTTAGCCCTAGGTGGTTCATCGCGGAGTTTGACCACTTCCTCGGTGGCCTCAATACGTCGCTTGATAAGCATCTCATTAGGGATACTGAGAGTCCAAATTCCGAGAACGTCATTGTCAGGAATGGTCGGCTGGTAGTAGATACTGGGTACGCACAGCTTGGCATTGAAATCTGGGACGGTTCAAATCAGGTACTGTTTGGTGACGTGCGGAGGATATTCGAGCATGTAGATAATGCAGCCAACCGCTCTACCCTGTGCGTGACAGACGAGACGGTATATATACTGTCCGTAACCGCAACTGGTTTCATGTGGGAGCCACTGTTCCGGGGTGGAACTGCAACCAGTACGTTGGCTGTTGCTGCAGTTGCTACAGATACCACGATCACCTTGGCTGTTGGTGGAGGGGCGCTATTCAACGACCCTGACATTATCGGGCTCAATGATGATAACGGAGACACCATCACCCGGAAGATCACAGGTATCGCAGGTGATGTTATCACGTTGGATACTGCCCTCCCCGCTACGTTCGCTGCAGCCATCGGGAATGTGGTGAGGGGTGCTCCGATATATACAGGTACAGATCTAACACAGGTTGTATGGACTGCGTGGCCTCCGTTGGAGTGGACAATCTGGACGAACGGGAAGGATAAGATACAGCGGTACGATGGTACCACGGTGGAGAAGGTTCCAGGTCTGGACGGAGTTGGTGGCGACCCGAATGTAGCTACCTGTGGTACCCTGACTACGTTCAAGAATTACGTGGTCCTTGGTAACATGACTGAGGGAGGCGCGCAGAAGCCGTTTAGGGTGAGGTGGTGTGACACAGGTGACCCAACGGAGTGGGATCCTACAGCTAGCAATGCAGGCTTTCAGGATCTCGTAGATACACGGGACGCTATCAAGGCCATGAAGGGTCTGGCTGATGACAATATCATCTATCGGACGCGATCCATAGTGAAGCAGGAGTTCGTAGATACTGCAGCTACTCTATTCAACTTCCGTACTGTTGTGCATGGACTGGATCCTAGTACGGAGGGAGTAGGTACAGTATCACCACTCGGAGTAGCGGGACAGTCGGATAGGCACCTGATATTGGCAGCTGATGGGGTGTATGAGTATCGTGGTGCGTTCTCCGTTGTGAAGCTATCGGACCCTGTATTCAGGGGTATCTTCGATGTTCATGGAGAGCTGGATGAACAGAATGCGTTTAGGTCGTTCACACACTTTGTGGCTGAGCGAGATGATGTGTACTTCTTCTATGTCATCGCAGGTGGCACGTATCCGCAGATGGCGTTGATTCTAAATGTACCATCTGGAGTGTGGTCAAAGAGGAAGTTCAAGGAGGAGTTTAGCGGCTTTGGTCTACGTGTTGCTACCAATGCCATTCAGATCAAGGATCTAGTTGGAACAATCATCGAGCAGCAGTGGACCTTCCTGTCGGCATCGGTGTCAGGTGAGATACCTACCCTGGTCCTTGGTGGAGTTACGAATAGGACGTATGATTACAACTTCCTGGCGGGTAGTGACGATGGCGTTGCGATACCTTGGCGCTTCGAGACGAAGGAGATACACAACCTTCATCGACAGATGAGGTTTGACCGATATGACTTCCTGCTGGCAGGGGACAGCGTTACCATCATGTTTAGCGTAGATGGCGGTAACACGTTTGTCTCATTAGGTACATTCAGTCCTGGTCCAGCCTTGGATGTTATACGATCACACCATCAGGTTGTATCGGACAGGTTTACATTACGATTTAGTGGTAACGGAGGGGGAGCGCAGATTTCATCCCTCTCGATCAAACACCGTGAGGAGAGACGATGGTCGCTCACCGACATTTCGGCAGGCCAGGCGTAGGCGCCACTGTGACCGTTCAAATTTTGAACACACCTGGGGGATCATATGGGACTATTTGACTCCGTATCAGAGTTCTTCGGGGCGGAAGATCCTTCGGTACAACAAGCGTCTCTGCTAACTGCGGAGCAAAATAAGGTATTGAATGAATTCTTACTGCCCTTACTGCAGCAGGGTGTGTCGAATATACCGCAAGGTGTATTCCCTGGGGTTCCTTCGCAGCAGGACCTGACGGTACAGGCTCCAGGTCTGCTGGGGGGGCAGCAGGCATCGCTAGCAGGGTTGGAGCAGATTGCCCTCGGGGTAGGTCAGGGTCAGGGAGGAGATCTGGGACTGCTGAGGACAGCGGCCAACACAGCACAGAACTTCTTGCAGCCTGAGTTCGATACCCAGGGGTTTGAGGACTTCTTTGAGTCCTCCATTCGTGGTCCGGCCCTCAAGGCATTCCAGGAGCGAGCGTTACCCCAACTACGTAGGTCAACATCGGAGAACTTCTTTGGAACGGACGCCTTGAAACAGGAGCAGCGGCTCTCAGAGGACTTTCAGAAGGCACTCCTTGCGGAGCAGGGAAGGTTGGGATTTGCTACGAGGGAGTCAGGTCTGAATAGAGCTGTGCAGACCTTGGGTCTCACCCCGGCGTTGGCTGGGGCACCTGGAGATATCCTGGGTCAGCAGTCTAATATCCTCACTCAGATCCTCGGGGCTGGTGAGATTGGAAGGACAGCAATCGGTGAGCAGAGTCAGCAGGATGTTGCAGGTCTGCTGCGACTGCTTGGGGTGTCTGATAATAGGATCCGTACCCTGCTGGGTGCAGCCACTACGCAGACGGCGGAGAACATCGTATTCCCCGCCCAGGAGGGACTGTTGCCTGGGCTCATTGAAGGTGCAGCAAGTCTCGGTGCTGCTGCGATCTTTGCTTGCTGGGTGGCCGATGTCCTATACGGACCCGCAGCAGATGATACGAAGCTGGCACGTCTGTACGTCATGTCAGTGAATACCTGGTTCACGAGGTTGTACCTACGAAGAGGCAAGAGTTGGGCCGCATTCCTTACCAACCACAAGTGGGTACAGCCTCTCATTCGGCCCATCTGGAATCGGATGGCAAGGAAAGGAAGGAAGATTGAGCATGAGGTTCTTAGTAATAGCAATCTTGTCTCTAACCCTGAGCGCCTGTAGCGTGAGCATGTCCCTGTATGAGAGCGAGGGTAGAACTGTACTCCCTGTGGAGCTGCAGGGCGGTGAGTCCTTCTGCATTGATAACCTGGGTTTCTTCGGTAAGTTCTTCCAGATGAATAACCTCGGTTGGGGTCAGTACAGTTGTGAGCGTGGCCTCGAGGAGACGGTAGACTAATGGCGACAATCGTTCCAGGACCACAGAGAGACCCACTTGGTCGGGCGTTAGGCAGGGCGGGTGCGACCATAGGTGGGGCACTGATAGAGAGGGGTGCACAGAAGAGGGAGGATGTGAAGCAGACGGAGAGGGACAATCTGATTCGGAAGATCCTTGGTATTGAGGACCCTGCTGTGGCAGGGGCCGCTGTGCAGGGACTTACCCATCCTGCCACTGGGAGACCACTCCAGTCCATTGGTGATGGAAAGTTCGAGTCAGAGAGATCTATCACGGTTCAACATCCATCTATCAATGCAGGACAACCTACAAACATACCGAGTATCTTTGGTGGAGAGACGGTCACTGAGGCTGAGGCCATCGCCAACATTGTAGATTCCGGTGGTGTAGATCCTGAGACTGGGCGGGCCCTGCCATCGTTTCCCAGTATCCCGGAAGCAGAGGCTGCCGCAATACAGCGCAGCGATGTGGACCTTCGACTCCCTGAGGGGTTTGGTGCACCGAAGAAGCCTACCATCGAGCAGCAGATCGGTGTGGTTGCTCTGTCTGACCTGAAGCCGGACCAGAAGCAGCTCCTTGTCACCCAGCTGGAGAAGTCAAGTAAGCAGGAGCGGGTGCAGACCCTTGCGAAGGACCTTGCTGGTATACTTGGTGTACCTGAGAATGTGATAAATCAGGCCCCTGATGTACTGAAGATGCTCGATATTGCTGCTGCTATATCGAAGGCCAATGAGGGTAAGGATAAGGTCATGACAATCCTACCTGTACCTGGACCTGACGGAGAAAAGAGGCACCAACTGTTTGAAGAGCATCCTGAGCTAGGCCTAATACCGATAAAGGATTCGGTTCCTGCTTTTATACCCCCTGCTAAGGAGGGTGTACGCATGGAACTCACAACGGACTCCAATGGCAACCCTCGTATGATATTCTTTAGTGGTCCCGTTGGTGAGTTCCTTGAGAAGGGTAAGGCCAAGCGGAGGGAGGACAATCTAGCAGCCGTGAAGGTCAAGACCCGTGCGTTCATGGATTCGGCACAGGGTTTTGGTAGTTCTATTGAGAAACTACCATCCGAGGCGATTGGTGGAGTTACGGGCAATATTATAGCACGGGCGGAGTCCCTCGCACAGCAACTCAAGAACACCGTGCTGACTGCCGGACTACCACTGCCTGATACATCCTTCTTCGAGGACGCATTGAACCTGGATAAGTTCAAAAAGATAGCGGCCCTGAATGCCAGTCGTAAGGCGACCGCAGCCTCCATCGCCAACTCGGTTGCCGCGTTTGAGTTCTCCACAAAGGCTGCCGGACGTGGAGTAGCTCAGAGGCAGTATGAACAGATCCTCAAGCGGGTGGAGCCTATTGTAACTGGTGGGTCCACAATACAGGCTCAGACAGCGGCCACGGATCTGCTCCAGACGATGCTGGATAAGTTGAATCGAGAACGTCGGGATCTCGCGCTGGAGGAGATCACTGCGGAGGACATCATCCGTGAGGCTCCAAAGTCAGCATCCTTCTTCCAGTCTCGGGTAGGAAGGCCACCACTCGCACCAGCCCCGGCACCTCTTCCTGAACAATTCACTCCTGGGAGGACGTTCACGATTGAGGAGTTCAGGGAAGCCTTCCCTGACGTACAGATTGTACCTCCCGAGGGTGGATTCTAATGCCTCATCCTGAAGAAGAAGAACGAACGCAGGAGCGACTGTTCATCCCGGAGCTGGGTTCTGCCGGTGGTACTGTAATTGTTCCTACGGGAACTACGCGGGATCAATTCTTCGAGGAGGTGCGGAGGAAGTTCCCAGGTGCGCGGCCTAAGGACCTCCCGATCCTACCTGGTGCGGGTGCTCAACTCATAGCACCGGGCACGAGGGCTGCGCAGAGGGCTCAGCTCCTATCTACAATGTTCGACATCCCTGTGGAGGAGGGACCGTTCGATGCTCCAAAGGAGTTCAGGTTCGATAAGTTCCTCACGGAGAAGCCGGTTGAACAGGCGGAGCTGCTTCGAACTAAGCTGCGGGATATTGGTGAAGAGGCAGACATTCGACTGGTTGAAGACCCACGGACGAAGGGTAGGTTCACCATCCTTGCGAAGCGGCCAGGGGAGACAGCGTTTAGGGAGGTTGACCCACCTGGGTTGGACTTCCCTGAGGATATCCAGGAGGCATTCAATCCTCTTGTCTCGATGGGTCTTGAGACATTTGGTATGACTCGGTTCGGTGCTATGGCCAGGACAGGCATCAAGGGAATCGCACAGCGTACAGGTCAGGTGGGAGCATCCGTCTTTGCTGTGGAGACCCTGCAGGATGAGATCCAACGGGGCCTGTTCCCCGAGACGGTATCGGATACCAGGACCCAGGACTTCCTTGACAACCTGTTCAAGGCAGGTATCGCCGTAGCTGCATCACCCATCGGGGAGTTACCTGGGGCGTTCGGGAGGTTCTTTGAAACTCGGAGGTTGGAGCGTCCTACGGTGTCCATAACCAGGGAGGAGACGGCGGCTGCTGTACGGGGGGTACAGGAAGCTACAGCCGGGCCACCTGTTCAGCAGCCACCTGGATTTATAGATAGGCTTCTTGGGCGTACCACAGGTGATGTAACAAGAGAGGAGGGTGTGGAGCTGATCGCCGCAGGCTTCATTGATCCTATGAACGCCAGTCTGATTGGACAGACCACTCGGACCACCAAGGCGGGGCTTGCGTTGCAGCTGGATAATCATATGCAGGCGGTTCTCGCCTTCGAGAAGAAGGCTGCTCAGTTCGGTGAGCCTGGGAAACTGACTACCCCAGAGGCTGTCGGTGCAATCAACGCAGCTCGTCGCAGCATGGAGAAGGAGGTTGGGACGTTTGCTCCTCCCCGTGGTGAGGCGTTCGCGGAGGAATTTTCAGCAATACAGAAGGTATATGACCGGGCAGTACGGATCGCTGAGGGTAAGCTGTTCCGGGATACTAATGATGCCCTCTCTGGACGGGTACCTGGAGGCAAGCCGAAGAGGGGTCCTGGTGGGAAGTTCCGTAGGGATGTAACCTTCAAGATCGAAAGGGCACAGACAGAGGCAGCCCGCGGACGAGTTGGCGTGTTAGGTAAGACCAGGGAGGGTGGACTGCAGGCGGTTGATGAGGCATCGGGGGTTGTAGAGTTGCAGAGGGCACTCGCTGATCTGCTCGCGCTGGACCCCACGGTAGGGACTGTTGGTATTCAGGGAGTGGAGTTCTCTGGCTTCCTCCAGATTCAGAAGCTCCGTACACGATTCTACAATCTGTCCCGTCGTGTGGATGGAGAGGCCTCGGCCATCGCTACCCGGATAGGTAATGCGTTGGGTGAGGCGATGAAGAACCCCATCGGAGCCACCCCTGAGGGCAGGGCACTCGCTCGTAGGGCGGTTGAGTTTAGCAAGCAGAACCATCAGTATAATGAGCGTCTATTCACACGGGAGATGATAAGGGTAGCAGAGCAGCAACCACTCATGCTCATGCAGACGTTGGTGGCTGCAGATAGTCCCGACAGGATGCTGGCCTTACATAAGATCCTCCGCGATAGTAACCGGCTGGATCTATTCGACAAGATAAAGAATGAGTATCGCAGGACCATCCACCAGAGGCCCACTCAGGGAATGGCAGAGCTGGATAGGCTGAACCCGCAGGTTCGGAAACTCCTGATGAGTAAGGAGGATGAGATCATCCTGCGTAAGTATGCAGCAGGTGTTGAGGAGGCAGGTAGTCTTGAGAGCGTTGAGGTTGCAGCCTTCAGGGACGATCAGACTGGTGAGACTGTTGTGAATGCGATACTGGCTAAGGATGACATAACCCTCAATAAGCTGATTCAAGCTGCGGGTGGTAAGAACACTGAGCTAGGTTTGGCGCTCAAGCGAGGTGTCATCAACAATATGCTGAAGGTAGCCACCATACCTATACCTGGACGGGCAGGCGCAAGAGCTATCCACCCACCGAGGGCTGTGGCCTTCCTAGAGAGGTTGAAGAGATCGGGGCGGCTTGATAAGATATTCGACGCGGGGGATCTCAAGTTCTTCGAGCAGATGGAAACCATCCTAACGCTGTGGAGAGGTGCAGGGTTTGGTGAGGGTCTCCTCGGTGCTACCCTCAGCCGGGCGACCGTGACTCCGGGGAAGATAATATCGTCACGCCTAATCAAGACGCGTGACTGGTTCGTGGCACGACTACTGATCAGCAAGCAGTTTCAACGGCGGTACTTTGCGATGTCCCGTGGTGTGGCCCGTGCAGCGGAGCTGACAGAGAATGCTGCGACGGTGTTCCGGTTCGGTAATGCTGTGACAGCGATAGGAGCTTTGGAGATATTCACTCAGCTCTTCAGCCAGCAGGATCGGGAGAAGCGTGACCCCGCCACTGGTACAGGCAGTCGCCAGACCCCGCCAATCGCACTATCCTTACAACTCCCATAGCGTTCAGGGTCTCCTCCACAACCTCCAGTGTCCGTATGTCGATGTCGTAGTAGAGTAGCTTCAGCAACGACGACTTCGATACCTCTCCCCTGCTCTTGATGAACTCCATCACGGTGTCTACCTGCTCACTGTAGGGTGACTTGCCTGCAGCAGAGAAGACGGCGGGCATCTTCTGTTCAACCCCGCACATCAATGCCAGGGCGCGGTCGAAGTCTCGCACCTCAATCACAGAGTCGTTGCTCCGTGCGGCTGTCATTATCATGGACAGCTTCTTCACGTGAGTTGCACGGCGACTGCAATACCCACTGAACCGTGAGTCTGAGATTGCAAACTTACCCTCGGCTGCCCGTGTCTCCTGGTCACGGTACCACTCCTTGTATGCTGTTAGTGCGGTGGGGGTGAAGGTGTACTTCCCAATGATACTGTATATGTCCTGAAGGTCATGGAGCAGATCGTTGAAGAGCTTTACGTCCTCAGTTATCTCATTGGGGTCTTCTACAATCTTACCTTTATGATGCTCCACTACAAATATGATACGAGAGGTGAAACCCCCTCCGATGGCGGTGCTCGGTATCACCACGGGAATCCAATCCGGGGCCGTTGAGGCGAGTATGTTGGCGCATACACCGGCGATCTCGTCGGTACCCCCATGTTTGGTCTCATACGACCACGTTGGGCGGCTATCGTACCAATTCGTGAGGTCCGCCAGGAACTTTGTATCATTCTCACCGAGGAACACAGCAAACTCCTCGAACACACCTGATACAGCACACTGTACCATGACGTTCTTACCGTGCATGAAGGTGGTTACGGATTCTGCCATCCGCTGGATCAGGGCCTGTCGAGTGATGGCTTCGGAGATGAGAGACAGGCCGAGCTTGGTGAGGATCTTGGAGGCTATGGTTAGTGGCTCACCTTTGCGGTTGCCGCTGGGACCTACCAGTACGATGTACTGATTGGCGAATATCTGAGTGTGTCCCCACTCCATCCAGGTACGACGCTGGAGGGCTGCACCTATAACAGACACCCCAGCCCACATATGGTAGGAGGGAGGGGACTCACTGTTCTCTGTATATTTGATGTAAGCGTCTAGGAAATCAGGCAGCCGCCGCTCCGACACTCCATGCCTCCCCAACGGCGTCCTTATTCAGCTGGACCTCCGCCATAGATCCCCAGGTCTGTCCGATTTTGTAGCTTCGAGCGATTGTGAATGTGTGTCCGTGGTAGGTAGCAGGTGTTGTCATGGCCTTGTCCACCTCGACCATCTTGACATACAGGTCATGATGATCGAGCACGAGGGCCTGGAGGAGGAGGCTATCGTGACCGTTGAGCAGGAGCTGAACGGCGTGGAGAGGGCCTACTGTGGTCTTGTGTATGCTGACCATACCCTTGTTTGTGATGTCAGCGACTGTGGATTGTGGGTAGAAGGAGTAAGCTGCGTCGAGGAGGGCCACGTCGATCTCGCCTATGAAGACACCCTTCTGTCCGAAGCAGTTTACGAGGTACTGATGTTCGCGGAGCTGGAGTTCGACCATGCGATGAAAGCGCTTGCGAATACCAGGGTAGGCAGAGTGGTACGCATCTACGATGCGCTTGGCATCTCCCTCAGGTAGCTCATTCTCCAGGGCGAACCTACGGTAGCCCATGTTGTAGTTGAGTCCGTGGTTGGACTTCTTCCCCGCCTGCCTGATGGACATGGTACGAGGGAGGAAGTAGGCACAGGGTACGATATTCTCTCGATGCTTGGATATTACATCTGGGTCGGACTCATGACCAACCAGCTCAGATTCGTAATCTATGAAGTTTGGTGGAGCACCGGATATGAGGTGGCCTGTTTCAGTGTGAGGGTCCTTACCAGACTTGATGATGTCCAGCATACGTGCGTCCTGCGCTAGGTAGGCAGTCACCACCCACTCGGCTTGCACCAGGTCAACCTCGATCAGTGTGGACCTCACACTCGTGGCACGCACTCGTTCGACCTCCCACGTAGGCGCCTGACGGTACAGTCCCTGGACAGTCTGGTCTCATCGTTCTTCCAGTCGAGCATTCTGCACTCGCCCTTGCTGCGCCACGTATCAGGCACGATAAGGTTGCACCACTGCTCGTGTGAGCAGCCAGCGTCATCAACAGGCTCACCAGCCGGTGTGTTGGGGCAACGGTCTCGGCTGTCCTGCTCTCCGTCTCCATCTGAATCTGCACACTCAGGAGGTGGTGGTGTAGGATCGTTGGGGTCAGGTGGCGGTGGGCCTGGGGCTTGGACGTTATCAACTCGCAGCCGGGGCCTCCCCACTACGTCCGTGCCAAAGGACTTCACCATTGTCCTGATGTCGTCGGGAGTTAGCTGTCCAGGGAACATGGAGTGGATCAGGGCGTAGGCACCCGCTACGTGGGGCGCGCTCATGGAGGTACCCGAGAGGTTGCGTGTCGTGTTGCGCGGACTGGCGGAGGTGATCGAGCTGCCTGGTGCCCACAGGTCCATCTCCGGTCCTCGGTTGGAGAAGCTTGAAATTGAGTCGCTCTTGGTCGTGGAGCCGACGGCCACGATAGACCGGATACACCCAGGGCTGGAGATCCCTGTCAAGCTACCGTTGTTGCCAGCAGCCGCGATGGTCCCGACCCCTGCGGCCTTGGCCAGCGCTACAGCGTCGTCAATACCCTGGTAGGAGCTGGTGCAGTCACCTACGATGGGGCCAGTGCCAAGGCTCATGTTGATGGCTGCGATCTTCATGCCTGTCCGAGCCAGTACGGCTGTATGTTCGATGGCTGCCATGATGTCAGAGAAGGAGCTGGAGAGCCCACCGCCTGCGCGGACAGTAAATATCTGCATGGACACCAGGTTTGCCCTCGGGGCTACCCCGGTTACCACTCCAGAACTGCCTGCTGCGATGCCAGCTACGTGTGTGCCGTGGTAGCACTGAGCGTGGGCACACGGGACGCCAGCACCTGGGCCGATCTGTGTGTCCGTACCGTTAGGGCACTGGTTGGCGTCCGTGAAGCACGCCTCGGCTATCACACGCCTACCGAAAGCTAGGTGAGCCTTGTCTACTCCGGTATCCAGAATGGACACCGTGTAGCCTTGCCCGAGGAAGCCATCGGTGTGTACCTTGGAGGCACCGATCAACGGGATCGACTGTCGCAGATTCAGGAAGAACTCCTCGTCCGATGCAATGTCCAGCACCTCCGAGGACATCGCCAGTCTGATAAGGGCTGCATCGGAGCAGCGCATGGCGAGGTACGGGAGTCGGCTATACCTCCGTTTGATTGTGTACCTGGTGCCTCGCAGAAGCGTCATTATGCCTAGCTGAGCGGACTGGATCTCGGCTCTGCCTTGGGCGCCAAAAGTTGTCTCGGGCACACGTATCTTTACGATCACCTCATGTCTCGTAGCCCAGGCCACAGTTGTGAACAGACAGAAGATCAGGGTCAGTATATATCTCACAATGGATTCCCCCCTCAGGCGTTTGCCTGATGCGTTCGTTTCTCGATTGTCATGTACACTCCGGGCATGGGCAGCACACGTTCCACTTTGCACACCACTTCGCACACCGTCTATTCACGAAGCGTGGGACTCGACGGCGGATCTCCCGGAAACGTGCGCGTCAGCGACACTGACGTACTTTCTCCGCCGATGCTGTTGCTGCAGAATGAGGTAACAGTAGTGAACCCGACCTTATTCGTGAGGTCAACCTCGTGAGTTCCCCCACCAGTCGGTGCGGTCGCTGGGATCACGCGGGTCTCAATGATAGTACCTCCAGCGCCATCAGGTGTTCTGTCTGCAATTCGCACGGTACAGTCCTGTAGGTTCAGGATTGCGAATCCACCCACTGTAGTTGTGGGCTCCTCGAGTGTCATGTCCCGGTCTACTGCCTGGGCAGAGGCCATAGAGGCCCACAGCAGTGTCGCTATAAATATCTTCATCATGTCCATTCCTCTGGAGGGTCAGGTACGATGAATTGCTTGAAGGATGGATGTATGTTCTGCATATTCATCCCTGTACCCCTCACTGTCTTGCTCGAGGATAACCTACCACTTGTAGTACCTCGTATGTTATAGAAACAGCGGAGCCTCTCGTCTGCATCGTATTGGAAGTCGAGGTAGGTACTGAGAAGCTTCGCCAGACCTCGGATCTGTTGAACCAGCCTCGCCTCCGGCAGGTTGTAGCGCCGGATGATCCGTGCGAGGGCTTTGTCGTCACAGGTCGGGTTGCCTGTCTTCCTGTTCAGGTAGGGCTTGATCCCTTTCAACCCGTAGAAGTATTGTGTACACTGCTTGGGGGACTGAGCATTGAGACCAACCTTGGTCATCTCATTCAGTTGCTCACGTTTCTCTTCCAGTTCGGTACGTGCCTTCTCCTTCTCCTCCTTCAGCCGGGCGATGTCTATGCGAGTGCCCTTCGTCATCATGTACAGGGCAGGGTCGAGGTTCTGGAAGGTGGCGATGTATGTTGCGAGGGCTGACTCGTCTGCCATGAGGTCAGGCTCGAGGGCGTTCCATATCTCCAGGGTGGTTGCGGAGTCCTTACAGTTGTACCTCCAGAACCGTTCCTGGTCTGCATCGGGACGTGTCCACATCTTCCTGTCATCCTTGTAGTATGGCTCATCTGTGTAGATGGAGCACAGGAACTCAAGGGATGCAGGGAACTGTGGGTACATGATCCGATGCGCCACGTAGGGGTCGAAGATAGGGCCGCGTGTCCTGATCCTGTTCTGCAGGAGGAGGAAGGAGATGTCGAAGGTGACGTACTGTCCTACCTTCTCAATGTTCGGGTCGCCGAGGACATCTGCGATCCGCTGCCATATTATAGCCTCGCGGAAGTCAGGCCAGTAGTCACCAGTGAAGGGGATGGACATAGCGAGGTAGGGGTGGTTGGCGAAGGAGATGCAGGATACCTGGTGGTTGTACACCTCGATGTCGAAGGCCACGCGGTCAGAGTGCCCCATATCTGTGAGGAATTCACACGCCTCACCGAAGGTGGGCCGCACGAGGAGGGTACGCTCAGGTATCTGCAGACCGGGCTTGAGGCTGTGACGCTTGATCTTGTTGAGGTCACTGATTACCGTATGCTTCAGGTTCGGATCACCTCGGTACGGGAGGAGGTAGGCAGGATGGAAGGTGGGTATCACCTCCATGCCAGGGACGAGAGTGGAAGGAAGAGGACTGCCCCGTAGCTTGCTGACACGACTGTCGCCCACCAACAGGGCAGTCGCCAGTTTACCTAACGCAACCGTTACGTTGGGAGTAGCACGGGACAGCCTCTCCTTCAGGTCCGCAGCAACCTCCTCCCCCTCATCTGTCACTCCCTTCTTATTCAGAAGGTGTTCGATGGAGGAGATACGCTCACGACAGACGTTGATGATGTAGCAGTCAGACCTGTTGATCCCCGCTGCTTGTAGGAGGTTGTTGAATATCTTGCCGGAGGGTCCGACGAGTGGTCGGCCTTGGATTATCTCGTAGCGACCCGGTGCCTCCGCGACGAAGCAGATAGGCGATGCAGGGTCACCTTCCTCGTATGGAGTGGTCATAATAAATTCTCGGAAGGGCCATTTTCAGGCCTTTCGTATTATGTTCGTGCTGGTACCAGCGGCCTCGGACCCTTCCTTACTGCGATGGTAACTCTCCAGACCTCCCACGCCCTGCGACCGCCGATCCGTATAGCTGCGAACTGTATCCATGCCCGCCATCTACTGACACCCTCATCAATCAAGGCCTGCCGATACAGTTGGTCCATCTCCCTACGGGGTATCTTCCATACCTCATACCAACGACATCCGCAGTCGTGGAGGACACCCGCGCGGGCCGACAGATTCCAGGGGGTTGCGATGGACCTTACCCACCGAGGAACTGATGCGAGGTCGCACTTGAATCCTGAGGGTACAATGAGGAGGGTACCCAATGGGGTCTGATAGCGGAGTCGCTCCTGTAGGACTACGACAGTTGCGTGTTCAGGATACACACGGATGTCGAGTTGGTCTAGGAACCCCATCAGTATCCCTCCCCCGCCTTTATCATGGCGCGCTTCTTGAGGGGCTCACTCAGGTCCCAACCCATAGCGGGCACCTTCCGCTGGTGCGCGGCTGCCAGGGTTACACCTGAGCCCAGGAAGGGTATCACTATGGGTATGCTTGGGAAGCAGAACAAGGATACCAGCTCCACCATCAGAGTGAGGGGTTTCTCAGTGGGGTGGATCTTGGCGGCTGGGGGGACAGGTTCATACGAGAAGACGTTGGGCCTACCCGGACTAACCAGTTTTGGTTTTCCTTTCCGGCAGACGAAGAAGGGTTCGTAACAGTTTGCAAGGTTATAGTCCGGTTGTTGAGTTTGACCACCACCGAGACGATGCCAGATTGCAGGTACATCGTGTACGAAAAATCCGGCCTTTTCAAGTTCTCGCTTGACAGTATGAAAGTGAGTAGGTCCGAACCACCAGATGCAGAAAGCGTCCTCTTTGAGGACACGAAAGACCTGCTTTCCAGCAGCTCGTATAAACTTTGCATACTCTTTCGCCTCGACTTCCGTGTAATCAGAGACATCATCCTCCCCCGTTGTTCTTTTGGTGTCGTGCAGTGCAACCCCGTAAGGGGGGTCTACGTCGGCCCAGCCGAATGTACCCTCATCTATCCCCTTCAGTGCTTCGATAGCGTCTTCGACACGGAAGTTGTAGTCGAAATACTTTACGATCTCAGGTTGATCCTTGTCAGCTCGGTTGAGTAGTTCCTCGATGGCAGCAGCCTCCTTGATTTTGGAGAGCTGTTTCCATGCCTCCTGTTCTGTCTTGGCATTCGCCAATTCAGGTATGATCTCGAGGCCGCGCGCCAGTTGGAGGTGGCGGTTCAACCCTGCAACGGACTGATTCGTAGCCTTTGCAACGTCACGTTGAGACATACCACCGTCCTCCGACTTCAGCCGAAATATCTCCTGCTCAAGACGGGCACGTTCCTGCCATGCCAGGTCCTTACGGTGGATGTTCTCGAACAGTTCAATCTCACGAAAGTCGAGTTCGTCCAACACGTCCCTGATGATGGTGGGTAGAGAGGTAAGACCCGCCGCACGGGCCGCTTCCAACCTCCTATGTCCTGTCAGGAGGCGGTTGTCAGATGTTATTGTTATAGGTTGGATCAAGCCCTTCGATTTGATGGACTCGGTTAGGTCTGTGAGGTCTCCAAGGTCCTCCCTGAATCGCTCGCCAATCTCAATGTCATCCAGATTTGTCTCTATTAGCCCAGGCATCCTTCAATCTCCCTACTTCCTCCGGGCTCATACCCCCCAGGAGTTTGTCAAGTTTATCGACGGCCCGCTGCTTAGACGTGCCGCTTACCTTTACAGCCCTCTTACTAGTCTTACGATCCTTCCTGACACCACGGATGAACTCCATGAGTTCGTCTTGACTCATTTTAGTGATGTCTGGTAGAAGTGTGTCGAGTCTGTTCACGATTTCTCCGTCAGCTTGCGGATCTCAGCCCTCGCTTTGGACAGATCCGCGAACATCATCTCGAAGCCGCGTTGGGAGCGGGCTAAATCTTCCTGCAGCCTGGCGCTCTTATCCTGTAGTGCTCGCACCATAGTGCCTACGGTCAGCAGTACTTGGTCAAGCAAGTCCCTCAGTTCTAGCTCCTCGGTGCTCAGCCGCTCGCTTCCCATATCGCCTCCGATGGGCCGCAGACGGCAGCCTTCCTCTCCCACCCTTGCCCCCAAAGAGAGAGTTGAAGGCCACCGCCCACGGCGCGCTTAGTCAGTCTTCGGCAGCCTCAGTTCGTTGCGCGGCTGACCCTGCCATTCGGACTGGACGAGGGCACACTTACCCTTCGCACCGTCCAACTCCTCATCATCGAAGCCCTCCTCACCCCAACTGATGTTGAAGCACGCGAGGAAGCGCTTGATGTTGAGGAGGAGGAGCTTCTTGGTGCGCGGCTCAGGCTCGTCGTCCAGGGGGAAGACGAGATTGTGCCAGACCAGGGCGGCATCGGGGTAGTCAGGATCCTCTATCCGAATGCCCAGGGGGATCATGGTCCGTCCACTTTCGGACTTCTTCATATCCCCCTTAGTGACGATCATGAGATCGTACACGCCCTCGGGGACGGGCTGGTCCTCCTGGAGATCGTCCAGGTTTTCTCCCATGTGAATGAAAGGCATATTACCTCCTTAGCGGTTGACGAATCTGCCGATCCCTTGACCGACAACATCCTTCGCCCAGTTGATTGTTACATCTTCGACTGGTTGAAGACCTTTGACACTGGTACGCAGAAACGGACTCCAACGATTGGATACAGTGTTGCATCTGTACACAGATCCTTTAGAGTCAGAGTCGGCTTCAAGACCGTATATCTGGGAGAATCGCATCGGTATACGTACTCTGTTACGACCCGTGATAATGAGTTGCCCGTAAGTCTTACCCACTTCGTCATCACGATGTATCTCCGTATGTGCGGTGCAGTACAGGTTGCACTGAAAGGATGTGGCAACCCGGAAGACGTTGCGAAAGGTGTTCATCTCCGCTGCCCAGTCCGCCTGCTCAGGTTGCTTACCGAGACGTTTGTTGAGGTACAGCACGCGGTCCATGATGATCTCTGAGAAGGTTGTGAAGGAGTCGAAACAGATCCAGTCGTAGGAGTCGAAGAAGCCGGCGTCAACCCGTTTCTCAAAGTCCTCCTCCCACGCCAGATAGGTCTTCGGTTGAGGTGCGCGGGTCTTGCTCGTCTTATCAAACACATCCTTCTTCAATGTCTTCACGGATAGGTCGAGGTCCGTCACGTCAGGTATGAAGGGCAGGTAGTCGATGTCGTTATCCTTGAGCGACTCCAGAGCATTGGGATCGAAGACGTAGGCGAATTTCCGACCAGGCAAAGTAAGTATCTGGGTGGTTTTCCCCACACCTATAGGACCTGTGACCATGAGGTTAGCTGCGCCCTTTACCGTATCCCTTGCGCTTTTGACCGGGGTTAGATCACTCATCTCATCCCCGCTTTCTTTATCTCGTCCATCTCCTCGACCAGATTAGTTGTTTCATCCCCGTCAATCCTGCTGAGAAGAGAGTCGAGCTCTAACACGAACACATCGTATGCAGATGCCCATACGTGGTCGTTCAGCTTCTTATCGTTGCGGTCGGATAGGTTCTTCCTACGGGCCTTGAAGCTATCTCGTAAGGCCTCGATTCTATGAATGGCAGTTATCATCCCATGATCTCCTCTATCTGTTTGAGTTGTTCAGGAGTGAAAGGATCCCACTTGCTCACTTCCATCCCCGGCGGTACGTCAGAGGCGAGGGGATTGGAGTACATCTTACACACGTCGAGGTACGGGCAGGGGGATTGGAAGTCGTAGCAGG